CCACGAAGCAGAAAGCCTTCTTGTCCCAGGTGCAATGCTGCCCCAGATAGTCGGCCACGATGACAAGACTCTGCACGCCGAGGAACTGGTTCTCGGTGTAGGGGTATTCGACCAGCAGCGCAGTGTTGTCCTCCGGATCCACGTGGACCCCGGAGCACTTGCCGGCGATCACCCGCTGCTGCTCGGAATAGATATAGGCGGCGATATTGTCCAGCGTGGACCAGTTAACCTGCACGCCGCTGTCCGTCAATCTCGCCTTCATAGGCACATCCGTACCAAGACGGATGTTTGGAATTTGTATCTGACTCATATCAGTAAGTTTTATTGTGTTATTGTATGATCACCGCCGGTTCTATGGTTTCCGAAGTCACCGTCATACTCGCAGACGGCAGGCTCAAGGCCACTATGCTCACCTCGTCATTGAGCAGATCCCATTCGTATGTCTCTATCCAGTAGTTCACGGCGTTGGCGCCACTGCCCTTCTGGAGGATAGGAGGTAGGGTGGTGAACGATGCGGGAACATTGAGCCGACCTTTCAATTCCAATCGAGGCAGCGCCTTCTCCAACGCTCTTGCCCAGGCGGCAACCTCAAGGAAAGAGTATGTGTATTCCGTCGTGCGGAAAGCATCTTCAAAGAACCGGACGGCCGTGTTGCCATCTCGGAAGATCCCGGCCATGAACGAGGAGACAGGAGCTATCTCATTTGTAATTCTTCCGCCGGCGATCTCCACCTCACTGTCTTCGCCACGGGCATTGTTGTTTATGTTAATGACATCCCGGTAGCCGGTTCCGGTCACCACCTCGGCGTCTGCATGATAGAGGTAGAGGGTACGGAACTTATTAGTTCTAACACGGAGGATGATTCTTAACCCACCGGATATAGGGTCCCCATTCGCGCTGGGAGCACCGTTGCTATCCACGAGAAGCGCGGGGATCTCATCTGTCAGGACTGTGACGGCTGATCGGTCGGCGACAGACGCGGGAACATCACTGTCGATATATGCCGCCGAACCGATGGTGTTATAGTAGCCTTCCTGCCATTCCATTTCTCCATCGCTATTTTTAACAAGGGTGTATTCCTTGCCGCCGTAGCTGGTAGTATAGGCATAGTAAATCCTCCGGGCCATACCATAGGATAGCGGGGATGCCACGTGCCAGTTGATCCTGGACGAAAACTTTGAATAGTACCCGCTTATGTCTTGATAAATCTCCGGAGAGTTTATCATAATCGACTGCAGCTCGTAACGCTTGGCCGTAGAATTATAAGTGACGGCGCTTTTAACCCATGTCGTATCGCTCGCCATGTCCGGATTCTGCACGATGTTCAGCATATACCAGGGAGACTGCACCGTCACCTTCTTCTTTGCCGGGCTTATCCTTGTGGAAGTGTGACCAACGGGCCACATATCCGCCACGCCCATCTGGCCAACGGTCTTCACCGCTTCGGCATATTCGTCCCATTCCTCCTGGGATGTTTCGATATAACTCAAGGCATCATCCTCCAGGCAGCCGGCTACATCGACAATTCGAGTCAACAGCCAACTTCCCCTGAACATCATGAGGGTGCATCCGAGAGTATCGAGCAGATACTGCAATACTTCATAGCACGTCTTGCCGGCCATGTAGTCTATATTCATGGACAGTTCGGAGATAAAAGCAGCCGGTGCGACATGGCCTTCGGAGCTCAAAGACGAGATATGTTTTTTAGTAAGAGAAAGTCCCGTCTTGCTCAAAAGGGTGGTGAGTATGTATCCGATATACTGCTTTCCAAGCGCCTCAAAATTGTAGAGTTTCAGTTCCCCGAGGCCGTCGGTCGCCACCACGTCCACATCGTAGGGTGGGGCTATGTCCGGCTCGCTGTAGAGTTCCGGCGTGATGAATCCCCGCCAGATCTCCGAGCCTCCTCGGGTCACCACTACAAGGAATTCCCTCGCATTGGTGGTGTAGAACTCCGCGAATTCGCCATCCACCTGGCACTCCGCAAAGAATTCCAGCGACGTGCCGCAGATGGCGCCGTTTTTCTGCATCTTCAGGATCGGAGCCCGGCCGATGGCTCGTTTATACACCGTGCCGCTATAGCCGTCCTTCCGGACGTCGATGCTCGTTACGACTCCGTTGGTGGATTTGAAGGTAAACAGGTATTTGCTTCCGTATGCCATAGTTTATCCGGTGTAACTGTTCCTGTTTTGGGTGTTCTGTATCACGGTGATAAGCTGGTTTCCGTCCGCCTTCAGAGTGCCGGTCACATTCACCGTCACCTCCTTGGTGGCGAAGTCGCTGCTGGTGGCCGATGTCGAAGCTGCAGCGACCGAAGGCGCCCCGGATGAGTAGTTTCCTGCCGCCACGTTGGAAAGTCCGGATTTCACCGCCTGGCCGAGTATTATAAGAGCCGTACCGGCAGCGATGGCCACGTATCCGTTCAGAGATTCCAGCGCGGCCTTGATGCCGAGTGTTGCCACACCAGTGGCCACCGCCATCTTACCGACGGAAATGGCCATGTCACCAAGGGCGGAGAGGGCGCTATTCCGAAAGTTGCCCCAGGCGTCTCCGCCGGTGATAAGGTCGCCTACGAGCTGGCCCATGACTTCGCCGGTGGTCTCGGCAAGGTTCGTCAGTATAGCCTCAACGTCTTTTGATATGTCAATCAGCTTTGAGCGGTCGTACTCAAAGCCGATCATTACTTTCTTGTTCAAGCCGGGGATGGTGGTACTAAAAACGTAGTCAAAGATTTCTTGAGACCCTGGCGCAGCAGCCAGTTTAATCGAAATCTCCGTAGCCTGTCCAACAAGAAGCGGATTGTCTATCTTCCCCGATAAATTCGTCTTAATGGCAGCGATTGCATCTGCCTTTTGCTTGGCGGCTTTTGCTTCTTTTTCCGCCGCAGCTGCCGACAATGCAGCTTGTGCATTTATTGTATTCTTTACTTTTGTTAGAGCTAATTCCTCCAGTGTAATACCACGGCTAACTTGATAATAACGAGCTTGCTGCGCAAGTAATGCATCGGCATCAGCTACACTGTCTTCAGCTAAATCTGAATTCTTTTGATACAGGTCTGTGATTTCCTTTTCAAGGGTGACTGTTAAGTCTTTCTTTATTGCAAGGGCTTCTTCTGCCTTGGCGATAGCGGCCTGTCTTACAGCTATTGAATTAGAATTGTCTTTGGCAATCGCCAGATTATCTGCAATTTTTGCATCAAGTTTCGCAATATCGACAGCCAGTTCCTTTCGCCGCCTTTCCAGCTTATAAATATCGTCTGCGTAAATTGAGGCTTGTTTCCCGGCTTTATTTGCAAGGTTTATCTGATCAAGGAATGTTTGTTGAAGTTGGTTTCCAACAGAAGGGCCGTTAAAATCGCCCATTGAATCCTTCCAAGCTCCAGAAATAAAATACTGCTTGACTGTTGCTCCAGCTGTCCCCCAAAACTGTTTCCACTTTGATTGTGTTTCTGCCACAGCCTTACCTATATCAACATTTATATCATGTAAGACCTGTTGATACGTGCCAATATACGCAGCGGTTGCCAACTCAATATTGGCTCCTGCAACAGTGCTCTTAAAGTTTTCAGCCTCGCTATTTAATATTTTGAATGCGGCTATTGCGCCAGCAATTCCAATACCGGCTATTGCGCCACTGATTGGACCTATCGCTCTCAATATATTACCAAAGGCTTTTTCACCCTCCGTTCCCGCCTGTTGAAGTTTATTTCCAAGCCCGGCAACAGCATTGGAGTATTGCTGAAGTTTTTGCGTGTCAACGCCAAGGGCTTTTCCTATGTCAGCGAATACGTCAGAGGACACTTTATCCAGGTCCTGCATCTCTTGCTTGACCTTCTTCGCTCCCTTATCAAAGTCCTGGGTATTGGCCCCGATAGGGATTTTCATCTGCGGAGCATTTGCCATATCACTTCTTGCGCTTTAGGTTTATCCTTTCCAAAAATGCCTTGGCCTCTGCGGCCTGTTCTTCTTTCGAGAGGGCGGCCAGGCGCTCCGCCTCTATGTTTGTGTCTTCCTCATCGTCCCATGGCATGGGCCAGAATTTTCGGAGGTCGGTTATTCGGTCCTTCTTCTGCACCTGCAAATTGAAAAGCGTGGCAGTAGCTCCTCTAACCAACTCCCCAAGGTGTCGGCGGTCTGCTTCCACGCTTTTCCTGTAAATCCACAGAGCCTCCCAAAACTCACCCTGCCGCATATTGTAGAAGTCCTCGCGGGACATACGCAGCAGGCCGAGACCCCAGCCCCGGACCTCACCAAAGGTCATTCTCCGGCTCCCAGCTGTGTCTCCTCTTTTTTTTTGCCGTCGGCATCCGCGGGGATCTTCGCCGTAGCCTGATCCGAGTATATGCGAATGAACTGGGCAATCTCGAGCACGTTGGCCGTCTCGCCGATGCTCTCTGCCGTCCAGTGGCTTTCACGGCCGTCCAGGCGCTCGCCTTCGTTGATGGAGGCGGCCATAAGTCCTGCGGTGTCGCTGGGGCGAAGCTCGCCTACGACGGCGACCAGCTCACTCATGGAGTCGCGCCCCGACATACGGAGGAATTCCGCATAGGCGTTCCAGTTACACTCCACGCGGTAGCGCTTGCCGGCAATCTCGATGTAAGACTTCTCCATACGTTATACCTTGGTGAATGTTCCGGTTACTTTGAAGTCTGCCGAGAGGGTGGCCTCGTCGGTGGCGTTGGAGGATTCGGTGTAGTTGGTCATGATGGCGTTGCCGGAGTAGGTGTCGCCATTGGCGCAGAGGTACTGCACGGCAACAATGGCCTGCGAGCCCTTCTTCAGGGCGAGGTCTATCATGAAGTTGCGGTTTACCTTCTGGACACCGCTTCCCACTGCATCCACGCTCATCATGGCGCTCACCTTGAAGGTTACGTCATGGCCGGTGACGGTGAATCGCTTCGTGCCTGCGTCGTCCTTGTCCAAGGACTCCTTCACGGTGGCGGCGATGGTGAGGTCGTCCTGGGTACGGCCCACGATGGTCTTACCGCCGATCTTGAGAGAAATGTTATATCCGTTTACCATAATCAAAGCGTGTTAGTTTGATACGACTGTGAAATCGCCGGTGATCTTGATGTCCACCGAGAGGGTGGCATCGTCGCTGGCGTTGGAAGATTCGGTGTAGTTGGTGATGATTCCGGTGCCTTCGTAGGCCACACCGTCGTCGGCCTCATAGGTGACGTCGAATTCGGCATCTTCCCCCACTTCGAGAGCGAGAGCGATGAGAGAGTCGCGGTCCATGGCGGATGCGGTGTCACCGGACACGTCGATGAGGGCGCTGCACTTGAAAGAAACCTCCTGACCGATGACAGAATACTGTTTGGAACCAGCATCGTCCTTGGTCTGGGACTCTTTGATATTGGCGGCGATGGTGAGGTCGTCCTGGGTACGGCCGAGGATAGTCAGGTCGTTGATCTTCAGGGCTACATTGTATCCATTAACCATAATTATTGGGTGTTTTGTTCGTTGTTTTCAACAGGTTCTGCCCAGTCGGCGTATTGCTTCAGGGTGTAGTTCATCTCATAAGTCCAGATACCGTCAACGCATTCCTTTGTGCTGTCGTCCAGACGCGAGAAGAGGGTGGAAGAACGCATAGAGGAGGTGATGGCCGACTGAATGGCCGCGGCCTTGGTGTCCACATCGTCCGGATTGTTGCTTACTACGCGAATCTTGCAGTCACCTGTATAGGCAAAGACGCCATCCTTGTCAATCAAGGGGGAGGTGGTCATGTCAAAGACTGCATAGGGGTATTGCTCCGTCTCGTCTTCGGACAAGACCATCGGGCACACGTCTTTGCAGATGTAAACAAGTATGTCTCGCAATGAATCGGTCATCGGTCGTATAATGTGTCTTCCTGTTGCTTCATGGATTGCTGGAACGTGCCCAAGAACTCTCCGGCCCAGCCTTGAATGGCTTGCTCGAAGAAGTTGTTGGCAGGCTGGCCCAGATTGTTCCGCCGTCCTCTCACTTTGGCTTTGATACCATTTACGAAATGGTGGCTCTGATCTCGCCTTGTGAGGGTGCCGTAGTTCTTCCAGTATGCCTTGAACCAGTCGGGGATTTCCGCGTTGGAGCCCTTCTTCTGCGCCTTGTTGAAGTAGCCGACGAGCGCATATATGTCGCCCGATATCTGGCCCTTCGTGACTTTACTTCCAACCAGCCGACGCCATCGTCCGGGAGTCTTGCCCCGAATCACCCTCGCCGTATGCCTTCCGGCCTCTTTCATGGCCTTCTGCGTCATTTTGAGGACATTCTGCGGGGCATGGTCCATGCACCTGATGCAGTCGTCAAGGCCCTCAATTTTATAGACTCCGGCCATGGCTATTCTAAAGCGTGGAGGGAAAGGGTGCAGAACGGAGAAAGGCGGTCAATGAGATCAATTCCGGTGATTTCATACACACGGCCGTTCACTTTCGGGACCGTCACCCGCCACCGGGTAGTGAGTTCAGGGATCTTGTAGATGGTGAGATTGATATAATCACTGTCTTCCAGATTCCCTATGCTTACCTGCTCGCTGACTCTCCTGTCAACATTCGCATACACGTCACGGAAGTTCGAGAAGGTGTACTTCTTTGATCCGTCTTTCCCGTAGGAAATGACGCACTGCTGTATGGTGACAAGCGTGTCGAGGTCGCCGGTGTTGAAGTAGGCCATCAGTGTTCCCCCCAGGTGCGATAGGGCCGAAGGAGGTTGGCCGCAGCGGTGCGGTCAATCTGCTCCGGCGTGTCCGTAGGATTGTTGAAGTAGCGTCCGCCAAAAAGGAAGATGGCGCCCTTCACCATGGAGGGGATCTGCTCAAAGCCGGCCTTGTAAGCCAGCTCCACGGAATCCCCCTCAACACCATCGGCGAAGGTCAGGGACCACTTGT